CGGACAGTCCGGTGATCATGAGCTGAGCGTGTCTCTGGTCAATTGCTCCCCCAAGGAACATCCGGACTTCAAAGACACACGGCTCTACCAGTCCGAGTTGCGAGTCGAGAATCTCGACACGCTCCCTTTCATGCTCGAAGCACTGGAGGATTCGTTCAGATACGACAGGTGTATCGAGGCGTACGGCATCAACTGCGGCGTACGTACAGAGTCTGGAGCCATCGTCACGGAAGATGCGGTCACGGTCGACCGCCATAGACCTCGGTACTGGAGCGTGGACGATCCGATGCCAACCATGCGATTCATGGATTTGGCGGCCGATCCGATCGGGCCGGCGGAAGCTCTACTTTCGGCGCTGAGGAGTTGGGGAGGCGCCAACTGGGCGGCCGATGTACTGGAACATCGGGCGGACGCAGAGAGATGGTCGACCGAGATGCAGCAACAAGCGACCAGGGCCGCCGAGGAATTTGAGCGAGAGTGTGAGCGACTCGCGAAAGGCATTGAGCTATTGAAGTCCGACGAAGCCTTGTTTCGCGCGTTCACCGGAATGAATCGCGCGATGTCATTCAGTGCCCGGGGCAAGTATGACTCCTGGCGTCCGTTCCAGTTGGGGTTCTTGCTCGCGAACCTTTCGTCGGTCGTGGACAAGGAGCATGAGCCGGATGTCGTCGACGTCGTCTGGTTCGCGACGGGCGGAGGCAACACGGACTGTGTAGCGAATGGTGACGCTCTGCCGATATACGTGGTCGACGAGGAGATCTACAGATTTCTGCCTACGGTGGTCGTCGGCACCCTCGACAAGGCGGCATCGATCTCCCTTCAGGCGTCCATGCGCGGCATGGTCGGCGCGCCTCTGGGGGTGTGCTCCAAAGAAGGGCATGGATACATCTATGCCCCGAGGAGTTCACGTCCTTCGGGATGTCTCGTTCCCGGTTGTCGGGGGACTCGCCAGGCGCTGCCCATGGAGGAGGATAAGTATGGACCGTCCTTCCGACTCCAAGACGAACTGCACCTCCTGCGGGACAGTCTCGGGGCTGTCGACTCACACTACGAGGCTTTGTACGACGCGCTGCAGGACGAACTTTGCGGCAGGAAGCCAAAGGTACTTGCGTCCTCCGCGACACTTACGGGTTACGAAAAGCAGGTAGACGTTCTGTATCGGCGAGCGGCGCGTGTTTTCCCCGTTCCTCCACCGCGTGTCGGCGGAGGTTTCTGGACCGCGGATTCGGAAAGCTTGATGCGCCGGTTCGTGGCGATAGCGCCGCGGGGGGTGACCATCGAGTACACGGTCGATCGATTGCTGACCGAGTTGCAGATCGCTGTGCGGGATCTGGCGCGAGATCCCGTATCCACGTGTGCCGATATGCAAGTCCTGCAAGAGGGTAAGCCAGATCGTGCGCCAGGGTGTTGAGGGAGTTCTGGGTCCCGGACCCGATGTAGCCCGCGCGGTTGTTGGTCGCATTGGCGTAGCTTGAGCACCCGTAGGCGTCCAACTGTTCAGTCGTGTACGAGCCGGTCGAGATCAGCCGCCAACCGACCGTCCAACCATCGATGTCGGCCCGGACGTAGGTACCGGGATAGCCGTTCGACGCTAGCGCCGATCGCGACGGCCCTTGGCCGTTCGATCCGAACGGAATCATGTGATTCGTGGCGTTGAAGGCGTATGGCGCGGTCGTAGGTGACTCGATGGGGCAGCCGGCGGTCAGGTACTGGCCACCGGCGAAAGCGCCGTACTTATTGATAAAACCAAAGGAGAGATGGCGGAAGCGCCCCGGGGTCTCCTCGATCACCACGTGCACGAAGTCACCGTTGGAGAACAAGTGGTAGGCATAGAGCGAGGTGGGCAAGGGACCTACCATCACGAACTTGCGGTTGTTGGTCTGCAGGTTGGCGGCCGCGCCGGCAGCGAAGCTGTCGCACACCCAGGCCTCCAGGCAGGCGTAGGTGCCGTTGACGCCGTTCTTGTAGAGCTTCTTGTTGACTGCGAACAACTGGTAGGACACGCCGTTCTTGGTCAGCACGACCCGGTTTGCGACGAGGCTCGTTTCCGATTGGTTCTTGTACGCATCGGAGCTGCTGACCGAGGAAATCATCGACGTCGTGCTAATGTGCGTGGCGCCACCGTTTGATCCATAAGTGCGAAACGTCAGCGTGAAGGTGTCGGTGGCGTTGGCCGTCCAGCCGTTGGCCACCGCGAAATTCTTGATGGCGGTCAGTAGCGTGTTGATGTCTGCCGACGCGCCAGTCACGTAAGCCATAATTGCCTCAAGCCAGTTTTCAGTTGAGTTGGATGGCGGCGAGGCTTCCGGCACGAGGCCGCCAGCGGCAAAGGCCAAGCGCCCGCCGGAAATACGCGGTCCGGCCGACAGGCCGTTGATGGCCTGCAGAAAGCCGACGCCCAGGCGCTTCACGGCGGCGGCATTGACGACGAACTCGCCGGCAGACAGTCGCGCCGGGATCGAATCCGAGGTCGAGGTGCCGGGGCCGGTGACGTAGCCACCCGTGGCGAAGCCGCTGAAGAACGAGGCAATCAAGCCGCCCAGTCCACTCGCGCCGCCCGTGCTACCGCCGCCCATCAAGCTGCCGAACAAGGCCTCGGCCAGTTTCTGCGAGGCGATGCGATTGATCGTCTGTAGCACGGTTCGACCGAAATCCGCGAATGCGTCCTTCGCCGACTTGGCGCTGCTGCCGATATCCTGGAACAGTTGGGCGAATCCATCTTGGACCGCACCGTCGATGGCAATGGCCACGTCGTCGACGACTAACTTCACCTGCGCGATCTCGTTCTTCCAGGCCTGGAGTCGGGCGACGGCGTCCGGGCCGATGGCTGTGGCAGCGGCCTCCAGCTGCGGCAGCAGCGCGTCGAGCGATTGGCCGGTTTGGCGATGCAGCGCGAGGATCTGCTGGCGGGCCTGCGATTCCGTGAGAAGCCCCGATTTGCGCTGCAGGTTGATCGACTCCTCCGCGGTACGCATCCGAGCGAGCGCATCGTTGAACTGGCGCTCGTAGTCGGCCAGATCGGCTGCTGCCGCTTTGACGTCGATGAGGCGCCCGATGGTGTGCAGGCCCTCGGTGTCGCCCTCGGCGTGCAGCCGCTCGATCAGGCTCCGGTACTGCTGCTCGATGGCCGCGCGGCGATCCTGGCTAGTCGCGGCACCGGTGAAATCGAGCAGTTCATCGCGGACCTTGGCGAGTTCCTCGCGCAGCCCGCGCTCGGCCTGGCCAGCTTTGCGGGCATTGGCGACCTCGACGTCGGCGCGCTTCTTGTTGAGGACGATCAGGTCGGCCTCGATCTTCGCGACTTCTCCTTTCGCCTTGAGGCGTGCGGGCTCGTCCTTGCCCGTCTTTTCCAGGCGCTGCTGCTCCGCGAGCGAGACCTGCACGCGCCGGATCTCCGCATCGATCTCCTGCTGCTCGATCCGGGTCTTCGCCGCGTAGTAGTCCTTGATCGAGATCAGCCGGTCTTCGAGGGAGGCGTCCAGCGCCTGCGCCTGGCGATCCAGCACGTCCTTGAGGAGCTTGAATTCGGCCTCGGCTTGCGCCTGCACGAGGGCGAGCTTCGCTGCTTCGGCTCCCTTGTCGGGTGTCGGCTTGGCCGGCGGCTGCGAACGGCCGAAGACGCCCGGCTGGGTTGGGTCGGGCCGGATGCGCCGGGAGATGGCTTGGGCGGCTTCCCCGACGTAGTCGCGCGTGACGGCGTCGCGCACGGCTCCAGCCAGCTCTTTCCCGAAATCCCGTACCTCGCCGAGCTGGCGGCCGAGTACCGCGCGCAGCGACTGCATTGAGAAGTCGCCGCTGAAGGCCGCTGCCACGTCCTGGCCCAAGGCCTTCGCCAGATCCCCGATGTCGGAGAAAGCGCTACGAAAGCGCTCGATCAGGAAGGCGGCCGTGATGCCGACGACGCTGCCGATGGCGTTGAACGCGCCGATGACGACGTTCACCATCGCGCGGACCGCCGTGCCGATGGCGTTCAGCGCGTCGACCATCGCCGCGCGCACGCGGGCCCAGGACAGGTCGTTGATACCGACCAGCCGCCCCAAGGCGCTGACGACTTCGCCGACCTTCTCGAGGACCAGGTCCCAGGCGGCAGCGACGACCTGTTTTATCGAGGCGGATTTGCCGCCGAACTCGACCACGGCGTCACGCGCCGAATAGAGCGCGCCCGCGAGTACCCCCGCAGCAGTCACGATGACGCCGATGGGTCCACCCAGGAGCGCGAGCACCCCGCGTAACAGACCCGCCGCGCGACCGAGCAGGGACGTGGACGCGACGGCCTGAGCCACGGCACCGGAAGCAGCGGTGGCTTGCAGCCGGGCCTTGGCCGCATCCGCGACCAGCGCGCTGGTGGCAAGCCCTTGTGCACGTGCCTGAGCCAAGGCGGCATCGGCGAGCCGCACCCGAGCGAGCGCCTCGGCTTCCAGCGTGCGCAGATTGGCTAGGCGCGCGGCCGCTTCCGCCCGGGCGGCAGCAACACTGGTCGCGAAGGCGCCTGCCATCCGCCCGAAAGCGGCGACCAGCACGACACCGGCCAAGTCGATCAGCAGCTCGAGATGCAGGGCGATGAACTGGATGGCCTGCGCCAGTCCCGCCGTCAGACCCGAGCTCGCGTCGCGTTCGCCGAAGGCTCGCAGGAAGGTGTTCTTGAGGCGGGTGAGCGCACCCGACACCGTATCGGGGAGGCTCGCGTACTCCTCGGCGAGGCGCGTCCGCTCCTTGAGCAAGGCGTCGAGCACGGCCTTCGAGGTGATCTTGCCTTCCTGCGCCAGGGCCCTCAGTGAGCCGAGCGGTACGCCCATGCCGTCGGCGATGGCCTGCGCCAGGCGCGGCGTCTGCTCGATGACGGAATTGAACTCCTCGCCACGCAGTTGCCCCGAGGCGAAGGCCTGCCCCAACTGCAGCAGGGCACCGGCCGCCGCGTCGCTGGATGCGCCGGAGAGCGACACGGCCTGCCCGATGGCATCGGTAGCCGCCAGCACGTCCGCCTGCGAACGCCCCAAGGCCTGCACCGAGGGTGCGAGCCGCGCATAGAGCGTGACGGTTTCTGCCAGGGGCGCGCGGTTTTTCTGGGCGATCTCGAAGAGGGCCGCGTCGGCGCGATTGAATTCCTCTTGCGAGGTGACCGCGAGCTTGAGGCGCGCCTGCAGGTTCTTGTACTGGTCGGCGACCTCGACCAGTTCGCGCACCCCCAGCCCAAGGCCGATCGCGCCGCCGATGCGGGAGAGCACCTGGCCGACCTGGGCGGCTTCGCCGCGCAGGCGGGCGAGATTTCCCTGTACAGACTGGAAGGCCCGTCGCGTCTCATCGACGGCGGTGATGAGGACCTGGGCACGGTTACCGGCCACGTTCAAACCTTCGACATTGCTTTGCGGATGGCCGCCGTCAGGCGGGGAAGACCGACCCGCACCGAGCGGGCGAGGTCGAACCGTTTTCTCAGGCTCACGCGTCGCACGAGCACGGCGATGGGGATCTCCTGGCCGCGCCGCACGCGCCTGGTGCCGGTGCGCTCCCGCTCGGCACGGCGAAAGCGCGCGAGCGGCCGGGCGTTGTCGGCGATGTTCTCGGCCATCAGGATCTGCCGGCCGTTCTTTTCGATGAAGAAGGCATTGCCGGAGCGCATTAAGGCATCGATCACCCGAGCGAACGCCCTGCGCCCGATACGCCGGTGCTGCGGCAGCAGCGGGATGAGCATCCGCCCCCGGATCGTTCCTCCCCGTTCGTGGATACCCAGCCAGGGCACTTTCGAGCCGATGTAGAGGGCCGGGAATTCCTCGGCCTTGCGGTCGAACACCTTGGCGTGCATCGAACGGAGAAACTTCGGCTTCACGACCCTGAAACCGGCGCGCATTTCGCTCCGCGCCCGCTCGGCCATCTCCTTGCCTGTGTCGCGCATCGCGCGGGCCACGGCGGCGTGGATCGCTTTGCGGGTGTCACCTTGCCAAGTGCTGAAGCGCCGCCGATCCAGTAATCCCTCAGCGACCAGATCGATCTTCATCACGCATGCCCCGTTGGAGTTCGGCCTGGAGCGCACGGATGCCGTCGCGACTGCCCTGGGCAGCAGCAGTCATGACGGCAAGCTGGGTGGCGAGCCGTTCGTGTTCGAGGCGGCAATCGGCGGCGAGAAAGGCGTTCATCTGCCCCAACGTGTAGCCGAGGATATCCGGGTAGCGGTGACCGCCTCGGATCAGGCGGGCGACGGCATCAGCCCAGCCAGACGCCCGTTCAGCCGCTGGGCCAGATCGCCCACCTTCGGTGCGACCCGGTGCACGAAAAAATCCGCGTTCACCTCGAACACGGTCGCCGCCAGGGTGATCGCGTCGTCGAGAGCCAGCGCGTTCACCCAATCGCGTGGCTGTCGGCTGGCAAGCGCCAATGCGGTTAGCAAGGCATCGCCGTGGTCCGAGGCCGGCGCGGATGGCGGTGAGCATCGCGTCGAACTCCTTCTTCGGATCGACCCACTGCCAGCCCTGCGGAATCCACTTCGCGGCGAGGAACTCGCGCTGGCGGCGCGCGAAGCCGGGCAGGGACAGCGCGCCTTCCAGCACCGCTTGTTCCATCCATGCGCGCCAGACGGGCCGGCACAGCTGGTGCACTATCACGCCGTGCTGAATCGCCTCGCAGCGGCGGCGGAACTCCAGCAGGCCCGCGCGGATGGAGGAGTAGTTCACCTGCGTGAGATCGCCGGTAAGCATCTCGTAGGTGATGCCCATCGCGGCCGCCACGGCGCGGAACTGCTGGCGCATGAACTCGGCGTAGCTCGATCCCACGTCCGCCGGTTGCGAGAACTTGATGTCCTCGCCGGGCTCCAGGATCTGCAGGGTGCCGGGCTCGAGGCCCGCGAGTGCCGTGCCCTGGACATCCGGCAAGCCTTCGCCCATCAGGTTGTCCTCGGGCGAGAGCCGGGTGATGAAGCCGGCGAACATCGCGGCGGTCTTCTTGCGTACCAGTTCCGCATCGTCGTACTGGTCCAGCTCGTTGAGCTTCACCAGGGCGCGGGCCAGCCAGGGCTCGCCCCGGATTTGCCCCGGGCGCAGCGGCCGGAACAGGTGAATGACCTCGTCCGCCGGCACCCGCACGGTGTCCATGCCGCCCGTGCCCGACATCGGCGCGAGGCTGCCGTCGCCGGGATGCGAGCGGTAGAGGTGGTAGGCCACCCGCCGCCCGAGCCGGTCGAACTCGATGCCGGCGCGCACCACGTGGCCGTTGGCCAGTTCGCGGTTCAGCGTTGCCGGCAGGTGCTCCGGCTCCAGCAGCTGCAGTTGTAGGCCGTCCTCGGGGCGGCGCCAGCGCAGGCGCACCAGGCATTCGCCGCCTTCGAGCATGGCCCGGCAGGCCAGTGCCTGCAGGCCATAGAAATCGGTGAGGCCCGCCGCGTCGGCTTCCTCGCACCAGTCCCACCACAGGGCATGAATGACCTCGCGCAGAACGTTGTCCGCCACCATCGACTGGGGCTTGATGCCTGTGCCGATGGCGTTGGCGACGAAGGCCTCGACACCGGCGGCCGCCCAGGCATTGCGGCGCACCAGGTCGCGGCTCTTGGCGCGCAGCTCGTTCTGGGTGAAGGCGAGCGCCGCTACCGCGCCGGGGTTGCCGACTTGCCAGGCAAGCGCACGGCGACCGCCGCCGACGCCATCGTAGGTCGGCGTGGTCCCGAACAGGCGGTGCTTGAGGCGCGAGAACCAGGCCATCAGAAACCCTTAGTTGTCGTGACGCGGATCTGGCGCTTGGACGCCGAGCCGGCGCCGCGTGCCAGTTCGGATTCCACGGCGCGGATGGCGGCACGCAGTTCGTCGATCGAGCGGTACTCGACCGTCTTGTCGCCGAAAGTGACGCGGCGTTCGCCGGTGGCCAGCGCACGCTTGAGCGCGTCCAGCTGTTCGAGGGTGTAGGTCACGAGATCCTCATCACGTCAGCCAGCGGCTCTTGATCACACGCCGGCCGGTATTCCGGGTTCCAGAAACGGCGAGGCCACCGCTATGGGTGGCCTCGTTCGAGTCGATGTCTTGCGGGGGTGACGGCGCGTCGGGCGGCCTCGCCACACCGAGTTGCCGTTCCAGCTCACGCCAATGGCGCTCCTCGAAACGGTCGAGCCCTGCGGCCGCAGCGGCGGCGCGGGCATACACGTAGCAGTCGAGGGCTTCGTTCCTCTCGCGCATCTTCTGCCACTCGCGCACCGGAAAGCCGTTACGGTTGCGGCGGGTGATCAACTGCTCCGCGCAGAGTTGCTGGATAAACTCGGCGTCGATCCTGGGCAGATGGACGAAACCGGCGGGGTAGGCGATGCCCACCCCATCCTCGTCCACCAGCGCCGTCTTGCGCAGGTTGTTGTAGAACTCGAGCTTGGCGATGCCGACCGCGACCGCGAACACCTTGAGCCCCCGGCGCAGCTTGCGACCGCCCTGGGAGACGTCGACGGCGGTGGGGGTGCCGATGAGCGCCGCGCCGCGCGCCACGCCCTTCACCGCCATCACACGGGAGTCGCGGCAAGCGCGCACAAAGCCGTAGGCCTCCTGCGTCGCAAAGCCGGTGTCGAGCGCGAAGCGGGCCAGCGGCATGGCCGCGCCCGAGGCGTGGGTCCAGGTCTCGCCGATCAACGCAGCCAAGCGCTTCCACACCGCGTCGCGCGCCGTGTCACCCATCAGCACCCGGTGCTCGATCAGCCAGCACTCCTTGCCGCGCCCGAAGGCCCAGATCGAGGCCTCGATGCGGTCCTTCTGCACGTCGGCACCGCCAACGAGCAGGAGCCCACCGGCCGGGATGCTTCCGATGGCATAGTCCTCGCGCCGCTCCAGCAGGCGTTGCCAGTCGGGCGCTTCGCCTTCCTCAACCCAAGTCTCGCCGAGCTCGGTGTTCTTGAAGGTTTTGATCGCGGCGCTCGATCCGGTTTCCTTGCTCACGGCGGCTTCCCATGCGGCGGCGATCTCGCGCCAGGCGCGCCAGCCCAGCGGGCTGTAAAGCGAGGACAGGTGAAAACCGGCCGTCTTGCCCGTGCCTTCCGCCGTCGCGCGCCACTCGCCGTGCTCCAGCATCCAGGTCTTGTGGTGCTCGGCGATCGGCGTATCGCACGATTCGCAGACGTAGGCCGCCGATTCGGGCGCGCCCTTGTCCCAACGCAGCTGCTCGAAACGCAGCCACTGCCGGTGCGAGCAATGCGGACAGGGCACGAAGTAGCGACGCTGGTCCGACGCCTCGTACTCACGCTCGACGGCGCTCGCGCCCGCGATGGTCGGCGTCGAGACGATGAAGATCTTGCGCCGCGCGAAGGTGCGGGTGCGCGCCTCGGCGAGCGAGATCGCATCACCTTCGCCTTCGACGTCGAGCGGATAGCCGTCGACCTCGTCGAGAAACAGATACCGCACCGGCATCGAGCGCAGTCCGACCGCGCTGTTGGCGCCCGTCATCACCAGTACGCCGCCTCGGAACTCCTTGGCGAGGATGGTGTTGCCCGAGTCGCGCGAGCGGGCCGGCGCGATCAGTTCCGAGAGCACCGACGACTCCTCGATCAGTGGATCGATGCGCTGCTTGGAGTTGCGCTTGGCCATCTCCACGGTCGGCCAGACCGCCATCATCGGCCCCGGTGCGTGGTGGATGACGTAGCCGATCCAGTTCGAACCCGTCTCGGTCGCGCCCACCTGCGCGCCCTTCATGAACACCACGCGCTCGACCGGTGAGGTCGGCGACAGGCAATCCATGATCGCCTTCAGATACGGCGTGCGCGCGGTGCGCCAGCGCCCCGGTTCGCTCGAGGCCTTGCTCGACAGTACCCGGTGACGGTCGGCCCACTCGGAGACGGTCAGTAACGGGTCGGGCGTCAACCCTTCGCGCCAGGCGCGCTCGATGGCGTCCCAGCCTTCGTAGGCGAACTCGTCCATCAATCGACCCGAACCTTCAGCTCACCGAGCTCGGCGAGGTGCTCGCGCACGGCTGCCTCCAGCGCCACGTGCAGCGTGTGAGCATCCACGCCGAGCCGGGCCGCCATCTGCGCCGAGATCCGCGCCGGCCAGTTGAGCCAGGCATCGCGCTCGGTGCGCGCGAGCCGGAACACGTGCGCGATGGCCTGGTTGCGGTCGACCAGTTCGCCCTTGAGGCGGGCCAGGCGCACCTTGTTGGTCTGCGCCTTGACCACCTCGTTGACCGTGCGTGCCTGCACGAACGTGGTGCCGCCCGCAGGGAGTCCGGTGGCCAGGTTCGGTGCTACGTCCTCGGCCACGCGCACCTTGGCGGCCTTCGCGCGTGTGCCGGGCTTCGCCGACTCGGAATTGCGCGCCCATTCGGCGTCGGCCTTGTCCGGGTCAATGGTGCCGTCGGTTTCCGGCGTGATGCGCCCGGCGCGGATGGCCTTGTGCACCGCCGTGTCGGTCACGCCCCGGTGTCGCGCGTAGGCGCGGATCGAGATTCCCATCGGCCCCTTCAATCAAATCATCGTCATTCCTTCGGACAAAACGGCAGGACAGCCGCTTTGCACGGCGAAGCCGCCCGTAGGGCGAGCCACATGGATGTCGCGAGTGAATCAGCTTGGCTTCCATCGGGAACAGCGCGTTCATGTCATCACCATCAACGGCGTCGCAAGGTGACGAACATGAGCAAGCCAGCCGACAAAGGCCTCGAAAACCTGCTCCAGGCAATTGCCCTGGACCACTCCTTCATCGACACCTTGGAAACCCGCAACAGCGACCACCTCGACTTCCACGAAGTCAGCGTCTGGGCCGTCAAGAGCGCCCTTATGGCCGCCTACGAGGCGGGCCGACAGGCCGCGACGCAGGACTGAGGAAGAAGCGGAAAACGCTTGGCTTCGATCCCGAACAGCGCGTTCATCACGACACCCCATCAACCAAGGAGCACGCCATGAGCACCCTGCAGCTCAGTCCCACCCAGCACGCCATCCTGGCCTACGCCGTCGAGCACGCCGGCGGCAAGATTGAGTGGTTCCCCGACAATGTCAAAGGTGGCGCCCGCAAGAAGGTCCTCGACGGGCTCTTCAACCGGGCTCTGATTACGACCGACGGCACCGATTGGTTCGTCGCCGCCGAGGGCTACGACGCGCTGGGCCACCCGCGTCCCGCGCCGCCCACGTTGGAGACCGACGCCGGCCTCGAGGCGGATGTCGCCGCCGCCGAGGCGTCCTGGGCCAAGCCGCGCCGGCGCGAGAACAGCAAGCAGGCCGAAGTGATCCGGATGCTGCAGCGCCCTGAGGGCGCGACCATCCGCCAGATCTGCGAGGCCACCGGCTGGCAGCAGCACACGGTGCGCGGCACCTTCGCCGGGGCCTTCAAGAAGAAGCTGGGCCTGAACCTGGTTTCCGAGAAGTCCGCGGGCGGCGAACGGGTCTACCGGATCGCCTGATGGTCGGGACGGGGGAGCCAAGCGGAGAAAGCTTGGCTTCCCGGTCGATCAGCGCGTTCATACGGATGCCGCAACGATCTACCAAGGAGCCCGACATGAATGCCGCACACGAGATCCTCACCCACAGCAACTACGACGCCGACGATTACGCCTACCTCGTCGCCAAGGGATGGAGTGACGAGGAGATCCTGGCCCGCTGGACGGCAGAAGCCGCGCATGGCCAAGGACCTTGCCGTTGGGAAAGCGAGGGCGCCCGCGCCAAGCTCGCCGCCGTCACCAGTCGCCCGCAGAAGATGTTTGCCGGCCGCGATTGAGCTTGGCTTCTCCATCGAACAGCGCGTTCATACGGATGTCGCAACCACCCACGCCAAGGAGCCGACCATGAACACGACGCACGAGATCCCCGCCACCCGCAACGAAGCCTGGGGCTTCTGGGGCACGATGGACACGCACGCCAGCAAGGCGTGGCCCATCGCGATGACCGCGATCGCCGAGGCCACCGGCCAGCCCTCGGAGGCGGTGCGGGCCTTCCTCGATAGCCGCCACGGACGCCACTTCGCGGACGACGTCCACAACGCCCTCTACGACGGCCACGCCCTGCCTGACGCCATCGTCGCCGCCACCCAGAGGTGGATGGGCTGGAAAATAGGCCAGCGCAACAGCAGGGACTACGGCATCCCGAGCCACCTGCCGTACCTGACGGGCTTCGTGATTCACTGCGAGATCGTCGAGGAGGAACTCGTCGCCTGATCGAACGCCAGGCCATCCGCCGCGCGGGTGGCCTGCTTGCCCGTCCAGTCCTGCCAGCGCCGCACGATCACGTCCGCGTACTTCGGGTCGAGTTCGATCAGGCGCGCCACGCGCCCGGCCTTCTCGGCGGCGATCAGGGTCGTGCCCGAGCCGCCGAATGGATCGAGCACCACGTCGCCGGCACGGCTCGAATTGCGGATCGCGCGCTCGACCAGCTCCACCGGCTTCATGGTCGGGTGCAGGTCGTTCTTCTGCGGCTTCTTGATCTGCCACACGTCACCCTGGTCGCGGTCGCCGCACCAGTGGCGCTCGGCGCCCTCCGGCCAGCCGTAGAGGATCGGCTCGTATTGGCGCTGATAGTCGGCGCGGCCGAGCGTGAAGGTGTTCTTCGCCCAGATGATGAAGGTCGACCAGTGGCCGCCGACGGCGCGGAAGGCCGCTTGCAGCGTGTCCAGCTCACTCGACGACATGGCGACGTAGATCGCGCCGCGCGTGTGTGCATTGATCAGCGCCAGCGCGTCGTAGAGGAAATCGTAGAAGCCTTCGCCCAGCGCATCGTTGAGAATGGGGCGGTGTTTGCCCCGCAGTTTGTCCTTGGCGCTGTTGGCGTAGTTGACGTTGTAGGGCGGATCGGTGAACACCATGTCCGCCCGTTCGCCGTCCGGGAGCAGGAGCGCGAAGGCCTCGGCGGTGGTCGCGTCGCCGCAGATGAGGCGGTGCGGCCCGAGCAGCCAGACATCGCCCGGCTGGGAGACGGGCTCCTCGGGCACGTCGGGGACGGCGTCGTCTTCCGTCTGGCCCTCGTGCTCGGGCTCCTCGCCGGCGAGCAAGTCGGCCAGTGCATCGGCGTCGAATCCGGTCAAGTCGAGATCGAAGCCTTCGTCCTGCAGCGCCTCCAGTTCCACGCGCAGCAGCGCATCGTCCCAGGTCGCGAGTTCCGCGAGCCGATTGTCCGCGAGCACCAAGGCGCGGCGCTGGGTCGGTGTCAGATGATCGAGCACCACCACCGGAACGGTGGTCAGGCCCAGCTTGCGTGCGGCAGCGAGGCGCCCGTGGCCCGCGACCAGAACACCGTCGGCGCCCACGAGGCAAGGATTCACGAACCCAAATTCGGCAATCGATGCTGCAATCTGCGCCACTTGCTCGTCCGAATGCAGGCGAGCGTTCCGGACGTAGGGCAGCAGCTTGTCGAGCGACCAATGCTCGATGCGGTCGGCCAGCCAACTCATGCAGCGACCTCCGCCGCCTCACCCAGCCGCTCGGCGGCGACCTCGGCGAAGGTCTGGCCGGTCGCGGCAAGCACCGGCGCTGTGCCCGGGTGGTGCTGCAGCCAGCGGTGCAGCGCGACATCGACGTACTCCGGCGCGAGCTCGAGGGCGCGCACCTTGCGGCCGGTGAGTTGGCCGGCGAGCAGCGTGGTACCGCTGCCGGAGAACGGCTCGAACACGATCTCAGCTTCGTCCGAATAGGCCTCGATAAAGAACTTCGGCAGACCCAGCGGGAACACCGCCGGATGATCGATGCCGTCGCCGATGCGACCGCGCTGGCGCGTCACCTCGACGACCGAGTCGGGGATGCGGAACTCCTGCGTCGGCGTGCCGGCGTGGTTCCATTCGCCAACCTTGCCGTCCTTGCCGCGCATCGCGGTGGAGGAGCCGTCGGCACGCAGGTGCGTCTCGTGGCCGGCCCATTTGCAGGGCACGATCTTGTTCGGCTTGCGCGCCTGGCGGTTGAAGTGGAACACGAACTCGTGGCGTGGCGCGAGGCGACCGGCCCAGTCACCGGGCACGGTGACCGACTGGTCCCAGACGTACCAACCGAAGCGCCGCCAACCCTGAGTGCGCATCCACTCGATCCAGCCGTCCCAGTACGGTTGGTCCAGCCGAACTCGGCGATGCTGGCGGCGATGCGCGCGACCTGTTCGTCGCTGTGCATGCGCGGATTGCGGGCGTAGGGAATCAGCGTCTCGACCTTGCGGTACGCGACGGCGAGCGTGTCCAGAATCGGTTCCTCGGAAACAGAAAGCCCGCCGACGGCGGACCGTGGGCGGGCTCGTGGCGTCGGGGTGGGGGTGCAAACCGCAAACCCTGCAAACCTTGGTTTGCAGTCTGACGCTAGTAAAGCGCCGCGCTCGCGCCCCCCGCATGGCTCGGTGCCCAGGAAGGACCCGTGGCAGTCCGCGTTCGTGGGCGAAGTCCAGAAATGACGAAGGCCACCGGTGGTACGGTGGCCCTCTGACGCACTTCGCTCGCGAGATTAGCTGCAATCCTAGCCAAAAACGCCGGAAATGTTGCGCCCGCTTTTTGCCGCTCACCTCGCAGCGACCCGCAGCGGTTTGCATGGGCACGCGCCGCCCGAAAATTACCCGCAGCGTCTATCGCGCCGCGATGTCGCGGGCTCGTTCAACTGGGCGACGATCTTCGCCAGGGCCGCTTCCCAGCGCCGCCACGCCGTGGTGCGGTCGCAGCCGAACCGGCAGCAGATCTTCTTCCACGGGTAGCGCTCGGCCCGCATCCAGACGAGGTGGCGTTGCTCCAGTTCCAACCAGGAGACCCAGCGCATGGTCTCCAGCATGCGCTCGACGGCCGCCGGATCGGGCGGAAAGCGGTAGGTCACCGTCTCGGCGCCGAGGTTTTCCCAGGGCATCCGCTTGATCGCCGGCCAGGTGTTGAAGTAGCCCTGGACGCGCACCGGAGGGAGGCGGTGTGCCGTGCTGGCCGCCTCGCGGAAGCGTTCCGCGACACGCTCGGTCGTCCACTCAGCCATGGCGCGCACCTCCCGCACCGTAGAGGCGCTCGCCGATCTGTCGCACCAGTTCGCGTTCCATCCAGTCGAGCCGATCGTCATCCGGCGACACGACGAGGATGTGCTGGTCGCGCCAGCCACGTCGCTTCACCGCTTCCAGGTCCGTGACTTCGGGTTGCAAGCCGGCGCTGGTCGCGCGTCTGGCGCTGCACGTAGAGCGTGCGACTGTCGCGCGACCACTTCACGCGGGCCAGATAAATACCGCGCTGTACGATGCCAGCGGCCGGCGCCTGCGCTGGATCGAACAGAATGCGCTCGATGCCACGCATCCGTCAGCTTGGCCAGCGGGCAGCGGTAACGCGGGTTCGGGATGTCCATGTCACACCTCCTGCGTGGCGATCGCCCAGCGCAAGAGGGCCAGGGCATCGGCTTCGTTGTCGTCGACCGGATCGAAGCTCCAGGCGCGGACGGCGGCGATCACCGCGTCCTTGCCGGCGTTGCCCTTGCCGGTGGCGTGTTTCTTGATCGTGCCGACCGGCACGCCCCGGTACGGAATCTGGTGGTGCTCACACCAGGCCGTGAGATGCGCCATGAAACCGCCGTAGGCGTGGGCGGCATCGACCCCGACGTGGCGGCGGACCTCCTCGAAGTACACCGCATCGATGCCGTCCGCCGATTGCTTGATCTCGGTGAGCCAGCGCTTGAAGCGCAGATAGCGCATGCCGCCGCCCTCGAAGCGCTGCGGCTTGAAGCACTCCGAGCCGCTGGTGATGGAGCCGTCGCGCCCGCGCAGCGCCCAGCCGGTCCGTGTGCCGAGGTCGAGGCTCAGGATGGCAGCAAAGGGTTCTCGGCCCCGACCGTCCAAGCTGGGCAGACCCCTTCGGGTCGGGGGAGAGGACACGACGTGGTCCTCTCCCCCCGAAGGGGGGAAGGAGTTTTCGCCAACTTGGAAATCTCCGCAAACCCAGCAACCACGCGGGGTTGGGGAAGTTGGCAAGTTGGCAGCGTTGCCAACATGCCAATCTGCCGACAACTCCGTAACGCGTTGATCAGCAGGGGATTTAAGTTGGCAGGCGTTTGCCAACTTGCCAACGTCTCTGAAAATCGGGGGGAAGTTGGCAGCGGTTTTGCCAACTTGGCTGTGCGTCTTCATGCGGGCTCCTGGGTATCGTCGAGGTCGTCTTGGTAAACCCACACCTCGGGGTTCTCGACCGGCAGCGCGGCCCCCGATTGCGGGCATTTGAAGTGGGTGGGCAGCACCGGTAGTTCGCGCAGCGACACCTCGCCGGTGTCTTGATCGGGCTCGCCTAGACCCAAGCGCAGCACCATGGCCTCGACGCAGAGGTAGCCGAACTTGGTGCGGGCGGGCGGAAGGCCGTAGTCCGCGGCGTTGCGGAAGTACTTGATGTAACCCTGGGTCGAGAGTGCGGAGAGGCGCTCGCGGATGGTGCGCTCGCCACCCAGCCCGGCCTTGCCCTCGAAGGATTCGGCGAACTGGTTCGCGGTGTAGCAGCGGCCCTGGGCCGCCTCGTCGAACAGGATCTGCAGGATCGCGTCGCGCTTGCGCCGCCGTTCGGCGTCGAGGCGCTCGCCGTAGTCCCTCATCACCAGCCGCGCGTTGGCCTGGACTTCGCGCCACTCGCCCTGGATCTTGTCGACGTGCGTCGAGGGGATGGCGGCGCCGTTGCGCAGCTCGAAGAAGAGCTGGCGCGTGGTTCGGGTTTCGTCCGGCCGAAACAGCAGCATGCCGGTGGTGTAGTAGCCGCGCAGGCTGCCGGCTCCGGCGAGAGCCTGAAACGGGTCTTCCTCGAACTGCTTCTTGCCGAGCTTCTTGGTGTGGTGGGCCAGCACGATGCCGGCGTCAGGGTTCACCGCGTCGCGCAGGCGCTCGACCCGCTGCGACAGGAAGAACAGCATGGCGGCGTTGTCGTTCTCGCCGCCGGACTCCCCGCCGTCGAAGACGTTGCGAATGGGGTCGATGGCGATGATGTCCGGCAGTTCGTCGCCGAATGCCTGTTTGATCGCGGGGATGACCTGGGCCAAGCCGGCGTCGTCCAGGATCAGCCGCAGCTGCGGCGTGGCGACGAAGTTGACGCGCGCCGCACCGATGCGACTGGGCGGGAGGCGGATCTCCTTCACGCGCTCGCGCAGGTAGTGGTACTGCACCTCGGCTTGCAGGTAGAACACCCGCAGCGCACGCGGCGGCTTCATGGCGAGGAAGGTGGCGCCCGCCGCCATGTGCGTGAGCCACGCGAGCAGAAAGTCACTCTTGCCGACCTTGGGTGCGCCGCCGAACACCAGCAGTCCGCCGGGTGTGAGCACGCGCGGTGCGATGAGATCGGGCGGCAACGGGGAGTCGTCGTCGAGCAGCGCGCCCAGGGTGAAGGTCGGCAGTGCCCGCGCCGCAGCCTTGACGAGCCTGCGCTCGCCCTCACGAATGAAGGCGGCGCAGTTGAACCCTTCGGCCACGGCATCGGCCGCATCCCATTTGTCGGGTTTGTCGGTCGGCGGAACGAGAATGACGACTGACGTCGCGCCCGCCGTCACGCAGGAGCGGGCAGCGTTCTCCGCGTAGTCCCAGCCGGGGGCGTCGCGATCCGGCCAGATGATCACGTGCTTGCCGGCCAGCGGCGACCAGTCGGTCTTGTCGACCGGCGCCCGCGCACCGTTCATCGCCGTGGTCGCCGTGATGCCGGCGTCGATCAGCGCCGAGGCGGCCTTCTCACCCTCGACCAGCACCACCTCGCGCGCCTTGGCGACCGCCGGTAGGTTGTAGAGCGGACGCGGATCGGGGGCGCGCCACATGCGGGCGCGCACGTCCCAGGGGCGGTACTCCTTGCCGGTGGGCGGGTCGTAGCGATAGACGCAGGCGATGAGACGACCGTCCGCCGCGAGGTAGTCCCACTTGGCGGTGTAGGGGCCGAGTTCGTCGACAGGCGCGCTGCGAATGTTGGATCGGGCCTCTGGATGACGAGCAGACGGCACGATCCCGAGGCATTGACGGATTTCCTCCGCGATCCGGGGAAAGTCATGCCGGGCGGAGAGTCCACGGGAACGCGCCCACAGATCGATGACGTCGCCGCCTTCGTCGGTGGCGAAATCCTTCCACAGCCCACGCCGTTCACCGTCGAGCTCCACCACCAGGCTCTTGCCGCGATTGCCGTCGATGTCGCCGACATAGAACTTGCTTCCCCGGGTGCGGCCCTGGGGGAACAGGTAGAGCAGCACGGCCTCCAGGCGATCGAGCAGGCCTCGGCGGAGCGTGTCGGTATCGGGGAGTGCCGTTCCCTGCTGTTCGGGCGCGTCGTTGTAGTCGAGCCAAATGACGTCTGCCATCAAGCCGACCCCCAACACCGGTCCTGCCAAGGGCACGACTTGCACTCGAAGTGGGTGGGCGTGGTGGCGTGCCGGGGCAGCAGCTCGCCCGCCTCGGTGGCGGTTATGACATGCACGGCCCGGTCCGACATGCGCTGCGCGAGCCCGCCGTCGAACGGTACGAGCTCGAACCAGATCTCCTCGCTGTCCTTGTTGATGGCGGTGAACAGCGCGGTATTGCTCGCGATGCCCGGCACGGCGCCTTCCATGTAGGCCTGGTAGACGGCGATCTGCGCGGCATAGATCGGTTTGGCGCGCGCCACACCTTGCTTGACGGTCTCGCGCCAGGACTTGTCGTTCATCGTCTTGCACTCCCACAGCGCGGGATAAGCAAGCTCGATGTCGGCAGGGCCGGCGGCGAGAATCCCGTCGACGTGCCCCTGGATGCGTCCGCCGGCCACCGAGAACCCGAACTGCTCGCCGTCAGCCCTGCGCGTGTAGAGCTCGAAGCCGGCCAGCCGCAGCCAGCGGATCGCGAGATCCTCCAGGACATGGCCGACCTCGAACACGCGCAGCACCCGGCCGGGCAGCTCGCGCCCGGGATCGACCGGCGTCTGGGCGTACTCGTACTGCAGGGCGCGTTCGCAGGCGACGCCGAGGCGCGAAGCGCCAAGGTAACTGCGGGATACCTGTGCTGCCCGTTCGCGCGCCAGCGCTTCGTCGATGACAGCGTTGACGCGCTCGTGGAACCTGGGGCGGTGGTTGTAATCGAGCATCACCGCCTCCTCAAAACGGCACATCGTCGGGCGTGAGCTCCCGCAGGTTGTCGAAGTAGGCGGTGAGCACCACGTCGACCAGTTGCAGAACCTCCTCGCGCTTGTAGGCCGACAGCGGCCGGTCCATGCCAATCGACGCGACGTACTCGCCGAGGTGGGGCAGGACGGCCGCCATCGCGGCCTTCTCGTTATGGGTGGGATCGATCACGACGCCGCCTCCCACCTTCAGTCGTTGCAGATGAATGTCCTGGCAGCGCATCGAGCAGAAGCGCTTGAACAGGGGCTTTCCGTCCGGCGCACGCGGGCCGTTCCTCGGCGAAAGCCAGCAGAAGCCGCGTCCCTCTCGTCCGCAGATCGCGCATATCACGCCGCCCTCCGGTGTTCGTCGTTGGCCGCCAGCACGAGGCGCTGGATCGACGACTTGTTGAACTGGAAGGCGAGCAGTGCCGAGGCCTGATAGCGCGTGAGTCCGAAGTCGGCCCGCAGGGCAGGCGGCAAGTAGCGCAGCTGCTTCTCGGAGGGTGGCTCGTTGAGCCAGCGGCGGGTCTTGTGGGCGGTGTCGAGGGACTCGTTGTCGTTGAGCCAGTCGTCCGCCTTGGCCATGCAGACGGTGCGATCGCCGACCGCCAGCAGACGGGGCTGCAGATCCTTGCCGCCGCCGACCGCGTGCCAGCGGCCGTTGAGGAAAAAGATGCCGCCCCAGGCACCAAAGCCGGTGGCCATCAAGGCGTCGTCGCAGCCGAAGAGATCGCACCAGCGAAAGTTGGAGCGCTTGAGCAGATCGATCTCCGTCATGACGAAGTCGTCCAGCGCCTCTGCCTGCTCCGTTTCTTCGCGGGTCCATTCGAAGCCGCACAGGGGGCACTCGCGGCAGCCGAGCGGGACCAATGCTTCGCAGGAGGGGCAGTCCTTGGTCGGCGCCTCGCCCTGGCGCTGATGGCCGTCGAGGTTGGCCTCCTGCTCCAGCGAGCCGTGCATGAGCGTCGCCGTGCCGAAGTCGAGCACGATGCAGTCGGTCTTGACCACGCCGGGATGCTCGGCCGGATCGACGGTGCGCAGCCCACGACCGATCATCTGGGTCAGCGTCGACTTGTGCGAGCTCGGGCGCAGCAGCACCACGCAGGAGGTGGGCGTGTAGTCGTAGCCTTCGGTCAGCACCGCCACGTTGACCACGACCTGGGCGTCGCCGGTTTCGTACTCGGCCAGGCGGGTTGCACGCTCGGCATCCGACAGCTCGCCGTGGATCAGCACGGCGCGGATGCCGGCGACGACGAACGCCTCGGCTACACACTGCGCGTGCGCCACGGTCGAGCAGAACACGATGGTCTTGCGCTCACCTGCCTTCTCGCGCCAGTGGCGGACCACCGCATCAGTGATCGGCGTCTTGTTGAGGATCGCCTCCACCTCGGTCATGTCGAAGTCGGTGGCGGTGCGCCGCACCTGCGCGAGGGCCGACTGCGCGCCGACGTCGATGACGAAGGTGCGCGGCGGCACCAGATGGCCGGAGGCGATGAGCTCGCCCAGGGTGATCTGGTCGGCGACGTTGCTGAAGACCTCGCGCAGCCCCTTGCCGTCGCTGCGTGCGGGTGTGGCGGTGGCACCGAAGATCTGCGCCCGGGGGTTGCGCGACAGCACGCGGTCGATCACGCGCCGGTAGGAGGGCGAGGCGGCGTGATGCGCCTCGTCGACCACCAGCAGATCGAGCGTGGGCATCGCGTCGAGATGAGCGTCGCGCGAGAGCGTCTGCACCATCGCGAAAGTGGCGCGCCCGGCCCAGGACTTCTCCTTGGCGTCGAACACCGAGGTGGCGAGGCCGGGATTGACGCGGCCGAACTTCTCCCGGTTCTGACCGGTGAGTTCGTCGCGGTGGGCGAGGATGCAGGCCTTTGCGTCGGGCTCGTCCAGCACGCTGCCGGCTACCGCCGACAGCATTATGGTCTTGCCCGAGCCGGTGGGACCGATGGCCAGGGTGTTGCCGTGCTGGTACAGCGCCGCGAGTGAGCGCTCCACCAGCAAGGCTTGACGGGGACGAAGCATCATGACGGCAGTCCCCCTTACTGCGCCCAGCTCGGGCGGCCCGAGACTGGGGCGCGACCGGTGGCCTGGGCGTAGGAGTTCGCCGTGGTGGATGCCGGGGAGGTGGCAGGCGCGCTACCCATCCGCGCGGCGTAGTCCTTGTGATCGGGCTGGATCGCCTGCTTGATGACGGCCTTGTCCTGACCGTGCTGATCCTTCTCCCAGTCGACCTTGCCGAGGAACTCGATACCGTCGAGGTCGGCGAAGCCGGCGATGCGCCGCGCGTTCTGGGCCTGGGGGCTGGCATCGCCCGGGTGGACGCCGCGCGCGGAGTTCAGGATCGCCTTGACGAAGGCGCGGCCCATGTTCGCCCACTCGGGGCCCTTGGGGCTGTGGAGGCCGATCAGCGACCACATTTTTCGGCGGGCGTACTCGCCCTCCATTACGACGAACTCGCAATTGAGGTACACCGAGCCGGTGTTCTCGTTGCGGGTCGCGTAGCCGCCGGTCCAACCCTGGCTCGCATCGTCGAAGCCGCCGGGACGGATGGTCATGCGCACGCGCACCAGCGTGCCTTTCGGGATCAGGTCGAACGAGGACTGCTCGTTGGCGTCGTTGAAATCGAAGTAAGTCATGGCGTAGTTCCTTATTGCTGCGCGGATTCGGAAGGCGCGGGGCGCGCGAAATCGAGGCGTTCGAGAGCGGGGCGGGCAGGCCCGGCGATCTTGGTCATCAGCCGGCCGAGGTGCGGTTCCTCGATCTGGTCGAGGCGCCCGGAGCGGTCCTTGGCGGGGTAGCCCCAGGGGTTGAGCGTGTGGCAGACGAAGGCGCGATAGGCGGTGCCGTCGTCCGCCTTGAGCTCGGCGAGCGTCACCACTTCGTCGACGATGCCGGGCAGTTCCAGCCCGGTCTTGGAACCGTCGATCTGCAGCTGGAAGACGCGGCGATTGAAGTCGTCGAGCCGCTCGTCGAGGATGCCGACGAACCAGACGTTCTTGCCCCGGGTGTGCTGCAGGTGGGTGAGCCAGGCGATCATCTCCTGGCCCATCAGGCCGTAGGCCCCGCGCGTGTCCGGCTTGCCCGTCTTCTCGGAGAAGGCCTGCGGCTGGCCCTTGCACCACTGCAAGCACAGACGCCCGGCGACGGTGATCGAGTCGACGAACACGGTCTCGTACTTGTCGAGCACGGACGGATCGCCGACGCGGGCGCAGACGGCGTCGAAGTGCGCCTGGCTGAACGGTTGCTCGTCGCGCAGCGCCGGGTTCGGGCCGCCGATGAACACTGCGAAGTCGCGGCATTCCTGCCAGGTGCGCGGCCGGATCGTGTCGCCGGCCCAACCTTCGACGGCGAGATCGCCCGCCTCGAGGTCGAAGAACAAGGTGGCCTCGGGCGTCAGCGTCCAGAGCTGCGAGGTCTTGCCGATGCCGCTCTTGCCGACCAGCACGCCCTTGACGCCGCGCTTCTCGGCCAGGCGCTGGTCGGCGGAGATGATGGGGAGGTTCATGCGCGGCCCTCCGTGTCGGAAAAGGCCTGCTCGATGCGGTACGCGCCGAGTGCGCCGCGCTTGCGGGCGAGGTCGTAGAGTTCGCGCAGGGCATTCATGCGGCGGCTGATCGGTCGGAGCTCGTTTTCGAGGGCGATCACGGCGAAGGCGATCTGATCCAGGGTGGCGCTTTCGAGCGGCACCTCGACGCCATCCACGCGGACCGTAGCCGGCAACTCGTCCAGCAGGTAGGGATGCTTGTTCTTCAGCTTCTCGAGCAAAGTGCGGTTCTTGAACATGGCGGTCACTCCTTCATCAGGGCGAGGCGGAAGCCGGGCTTGCCGGTCTTGAGCGTGCGGGCGGGCGCGAAGGCGCTCTTCAGCGACTCCGGCCAGGCGTTGAACTTGGTTTCCGAGACGCGATAGCTGATCTCGACGTACTCGGTCGGGTCCTCGCCGCCGTTGGCGATGCGGCGGACGACCTCGGCAAGCCGCTGCTGATCCCACTCGATCCGCTTGGGCAGGTCGGCGGTGATGCGCACATGGCCGTCATCGAAATGCACGACGCCGGTGTCCTTGCCGGCGGCCAGGCGCAGGGCATGGGCGCGGTCGGCGTACTTCAGGTCGAGCGCTCGGTCGATGTGCTCGACGATGGCGCGGGCCACCGAGAGCAGATCGGCGGCATCGTTCTTCAGCTGAAACAGCGCCTCGCTTTGCAGCGCGGCGAGATCGCCGGCGGGCGTGGCGAGGACCTGATCGGGCGTGAGGCGGCTCATGCGACACCTCCCGCGCTGGCGCGCTCGGAGGTGCTCTTGCGCAGGCACTCCGCTTCGTAGGACTCGACGTCCTCGACGCGGTAGAGCACGCGGCCTTGGATCTTCAGAAAGACCGGCCCGATCCCTTCGGAGCGCCAGCGTTCCAAGGTGGCTTCGCTGACGCCCCAACGGTCGGCCAGTTGGCGTTGGTTGAGGTGTTTGATACTCACGGTTCGCTCCTTACGGGTTGTTGCGGAAACGTGAGGTCATTCTGGTTTTCAGGGGGTGGGCAAACCGGCGGGCAAAGCGGGCAGGATTGGCGGGCAGATCGTGCAAATCGGCCCTTCGTTGAGCCAGAAAGAAAAAGGCCCGGAGTTTTTGGCTCCGGGCCTTGTTGGGGGATGGAAATGCGGGGCGGTCAGCCGCGGGGCGGGAACGGGTCCTTGCCGTAGGTGTTGCGCTCGCGAATCTTTCCATCCGTGCCTTGGATGAACACCTCGCTGCCCTGGTTGCGCGCGATGTCGCGTGCGCGCTCGAAGGCTTCTTGTTGCGTATCGTGTACGGAGGTCAGGCGGTCGTTGCCTTCCCCCCGGACACCCCACTTGTCGCCGTTGCGGACGACCCACTGGTTCTTACCACTCATGTCATTCACCTCATCGAGATCGAAGTTGCACTGCCGGATGAAAGGATTGCGCTTCGTTGGGTGCATCACCTCCTTTGGTCGTTGACGAATTCGGGTTTGAGCCAATAGTGGCCGTCGGTGTCGTGGGCGACGAAGGTGCGGTAGACCGCCTTGTGCCGCTTGAAGATGTCCGCGCCCTTGCACTTGTCGACATCGATCTCCAGGGCGTCGGCGATGGTGCGTTTGTGGACGGGATCGCCGGCAGCCCGCTGAAGCACGGAAAGAAAACCGCAGACTTGGGGTGACAGCGCGTGCCGCCCACCGTCGATCAGTGCGATGCGACCGGAGTGCATGAGCCGCAGGGAGGTTTCCGAATCCGGTTCGCCGATACCGACGGAGCCGTCGAGGTATGCGTCGAGATTTTCGATGACGAAGCCGGCCTTGCGGAGATGCGCCACGGCACGCAGCGGAACGATGAGATGGCCAGAAGCGTGGATGGTTTGAGCGACGTCAGCCGTGGTGGTGAGCAGGACGCCGCAGCCGGGTGCGCAGGCAGTGCGCAATCGATGGTCTATGGAGGGCATCAGGACCGGATCGTCTAGCTTCCGGCCGAAGAAGACAGTGCGCCGCTTTCGTCGATGTTCGATCTCGCCCAGGCGCCACAGCGCTGTCGGAACCAGCTCTTCGTGTTGATAGCGTCCCGCAAGGCCCAGGGCGGAGGCGAGCCACCGGACGATGCGCGTGGTGTCCACCCTGAGCCATGTCACTTGATCACTGGCCAGATCAACCCAGCCGCAGTCCGTGCAGTACCCCTGGCGGCGTCCTTGCTCGAAGCGAATCCCCTCCAAATCGCCCATTCCGCACCAGGGACAGAGGATGCTTGATCCGACACCATCACTCGCCCCGAGGGCACCGAGGTCGAGGAGATGCCGATAGGCATCCATCTGTCCGGAATACCGGGCGGCATCCGGATGGAGGTTTCCATCGGATTCCTCGACGAGCCCGCAGAGCAGGCCGAAGGCGATGTCGTTGCGTGCTTGCACGGCGTCTCCTACGCGACCAGGGCCAGTTCGACCTCGGTCGGTTCGGAAACGCGCCACGCACGCAGGAGGCTCTCGGCGAGCTTGGCATCCTCCTCTCCCATGTCCTGGAGGTTGGAGATGCCAGATTGCTTGAGGTCGATGTTCAGTACGCGGCCGCGCTTGCCCACCTCGGCAGGGGCGAAGTAGATGCTGATAAGGGCCTCGACGATATTGAACGGACCGCGGAACAGGTCGTGATTCTTCAAGTGGGCGCTCGATGCAGTGAGTGCGCAGGGTTCGGAGTGGTCCGCAGGTACGCCCACCCAGAAGTCGCAGACGGGCGCCTTGGTGCTCCTGAGTCGGGCTCGGCGAAGGCGGATGCGATCGATGCCATGGGCGGCGAGGTTGATGTCGCTGTCCTCCGGAAGGCCCAAGCCGTGCCGCAGCCGGTTGAGATAGAACATCGGCTGCTTCACCGCCTCGGGCTTGACCTCCTGCTTCAGCAGGTGGCGAGCGAAGAGAGTCACCAGCGGTTGGTGAACCTTGGCGCCGCCCCGGCCGACGGTGTCGACAATGCCGGATGCGGGAAAGTAGACCAGCGCGAGATTGGTCGCCGGGCGGGTCGTCCGGCGGCGCATGCCCTCCTCGACGAACTCCACCAGATCGTTAGGATCGTCCTCCACGTAGACGCTGATCTGCACACCGCCGTCCAGGTGACGGTCGCAGACGTCCACGTGGCAGGCGCGCCGCGGCCCTTTACGCTTGGAGAGCACCTCGGACAATGCGGCCTGCAACCCCTCGATATCGGCAGCCTCTCGGGACACCGGCTCGGTCACCTTGATGGCTTGTCGCTACCGCCGATGGTCAGTACGAATTCCAGGGGCGCACCTTCGCCAGCCTTTCGATGATCGCCCGCGAGATCACGGGCACACGGTGGTCCGGTCCGCTGTTCTTCGGACTCAAGCCGTCGGCCAATCCCAAGCCTGGCACCAGGAAGGGAGGCCGGCGATGAGCGAAGTCTTGAAGCGTCGCATGCGCTGCGCGGTCTACACGCGCAAGTCCACGGACGAAGGCCTGGACCAGGAATACAACTCCATCGATGCGCAGCGCGACGCGGGCCATGCCTACATCGCCAGCCAGCGCGCCGAGGGCTGGATTCCAGTTGCCGACGATTACGACGATCCCGCGTTCTCGGGCGGCAACATGGACCGGCCGGCGCTCAAACGGATGTTGGCGGATATCGAGGCCGGCAAGATCGATGTGGTTGTCATCTACAAGATCGACCGCCTGACACGCAGTCTGGCGGACTTCTCCAAGATGGTCGAAGTGTTCGAGCGGTACGGGGTGTCCTTCGTCTCGGTCACACAGCAGTTCAACACCACCACGTCGATGGGACGGCTGATGTTGAACATCCTCCTGTCCTTCGCCCAGTTCGAGCGGGAGGTGACCGGCGAGCGCATTCGCGACAAGATCGCCGCCAGCAAGCGCAAGGGCATGTGGATGGGCGGCGTGCCGCCACTTGGCTACGACGTCGAGAACCGCCGGCTGGTCCCAAACGAAAGCGAGGCCAAGCTGGTCCGCCACATCTTCCGCCGTTTCGTCGAGCTCGGCTCCAGCACGATGCTCGTCAAGGAGTTGAGACTGGATGGCGTGACGTCGAAGTCCTGGACCACGCAGGACGGCAAGGTCAGGGAAGGCAAGCCGATCGACAAGAGCCTGGTGTACAAGCTGCTCAACAACCGCACCTACCTCGGCGAACTGCGCCACAAGGAGCAGTGGTACCCGGCCGAGCATCCGCCGATCATCGACCGGGAGCTGTGGGATCAGGCTCACGCCATCCTGGCCACCAACGGCCGGGTCCGCGGCAATACCACGCGGGCGACCGTGCCCTATCTGCTCAAGGGCATCGTGTTCGGCAACGATGGTCGGGCGCTGTCGCCCTGGCACACCACGAAAAAGAACGGGCGCCGCTATCGCTATTACGTCCCGCAACGAGACTGCAAGGAATATGCGGGAGCGTCCGGGTTGCCGCGCTTGCCGGCCGCCGAACTGGAATCGGCGGTGCTCGACCAGTTGCGCGCGATCCTGCGCGCGCCTGATCTCCTGGGCGCGGTATTGCCGCAGGCGATCAAGCTCGACCCGACCTTGGATGAAGCGCAGGTCACGGTGGCCATGACCCGGCTCGACGCGATCTGGGATCAGCTGTTCCCGGCCGAGCAGAGCCGGATCGTCCGGCTGCTGGTTGAGAAAGTCATCGTGTCGCCCAACGATCTCGAGGTGCGGCTGCGCGCCAACGGCATCGAGCGTCTGGTGCTGGAGCTGCGTCCTGAGCCCGTCAAGCAGACGGAGGAGGCGTTGGCATGAGCGACATCCGCATTCAGAAGACCGGCGAGCCGGATATTCTCCAGACCAGCGACGGCAGGCTGACCCTGTCGGTGCCGATTCAGATCAAGCGGCGCAGCGGGCGCAAGCTGGTCACGCTGCCGAACGGCGAAACTGCCCCCGTGAGGCCGTGGGATATGACACCGACGCCGCTTCAGTTGGCGCTGGCCAGAGGGCATCGCTGGCTGGCCATGCTGGAGTCGGGGGAAGCGAAGTCACTGAAGGAGATCGCCGCGCGGGAGGGGATCGACAACAGCTACGTCAGCCGGATGGTCAACCTGACCACGCTGGCGCCGGACATCGTAGCCGCGATCCTGGACGATACGCTGCCGAGCCACATCACGTTGTTCGACCTGGCGGTTGATCCACCGGCGCTGTGGGATGAGCAGCGGGAGAGAGTCGGACTCTGAGGCGGAAACTCCGCCTCAGCTCAACATGCTTTTGAGATCCTTGAGCATCAGGAACAGATGGTACGGATCGGTCGGGCTGGGCTCGAATTCCCAGGATTCGTACCACTGCCGCGCCGCGTCGTCCTTGGCATGGACCAACAGGCAGCGAATCCCGGCGATGTCGGCAGCCTGTGCGGTGCGCAGCAGGGCGTCTTTGAGCAAGGCCTGGCCCAGACCTTTACACTGATGCGCCTTGTCCACGGCGAGCCGAGCCAGGATCATGACCGGCACCGGGTGACGCGCCAGCCCCTTCATCACTCGCGACGGCGCGGCTTCCGGATCGACACTGCCGACCGCGAGGCTGTAGAAGCCGACCACCACATCACCCTGGCAGCAGACATAGGTCTGCGCGCTATTGGCCTTTTGGTTGATCAGCGCGTAGCGCTGCAGGAACTGGTTCAGCGCGGCCTGGCCGCAGTCGAACGCATCGACCTGATCCGTTGCAGCCAGCTTGCGAACGGGCGAGTAGTCATTGCTCAATCCAGCACCCCAGGTTCACGCAGCAACTTCTTCAGACGCGGCTTGCTTTGCACCGGGCGGTCCAGCGCCTCCTGGAAGGCCTGCCACTGTGTGTCGTCCAGCACGAACTGGCGACGATCCGCCAGCGTCTGCGCGGCCGCCGTCACGCCCGCGTCGAGCAGGAACTCGCTCACGTTCTTGTGGCAGGCGCGTGCGGCTTCCTGCAGCAGTTGCTTGACTGGCGTGCTGGCACGAACGTCAATGCGTTCGGTCTTGGAAAGATTCAGGGTGCTCATGGTGCCCCTCCGGACTGATCTTGGATGCTTCTATTGTAGGCGTCCGGACATTGTCCTGACAAGGTGTTTCCTCTGCCACCCAATGCTGCAATCCAACCGCTTGATTCGTCCGCGCGTAACGCATTGATTTATAATGGCCTTGTTCGCGGCGTTTGCGGACTTCGGGCGTGTATGGGGGAGCGAGGCCGGAGAGAAAAACGGCCGGGAGAGAGAGGAAGGTGGCCTTGGACGGGGCCAGGGGCCGGACGCCGAAGTCCGCAGGCTTTCGCAGGAAGCCCCGCGAACACGCGGGAACCGGCGCGATCGGGCAAGAAAAAAACCCCAACTGAGAACAGTTGGGGTTTGGGTATTGGTGGGCCGGGGGCTATAGAATGTTGCGTCTAAGCCACTGATTGATAGGAAAATTCCATATCGCGTAAAGGTCGGCTACCCGTAAAACTACCCGCACTCACACGGCCATGGCCCGGTACGGGTTCAGCAGGCGCTCGTAGGTCAGGCTGGCATAAAGCTGGCGGTCGGCCTGGCGCTCGCGGTTCTCGTACAGATCGCCCACTTGCAGCAGGATGGCGGCCTGGACCGGCGACGGCGTGCCGTTGCTGTCGAAGGCGTCCAGGTTCAGGTAATCCAGGGTGGCCGCTTCCGCCGCGTCGATCATCGCCAGGATGGCTTCGTCTTCGTCGTCATGGGTGATGCGCAGGTGCGCTTTGGCTTGCTCAAGGGTAATCACGATATCTTCACTCCAGTTTCGGCCATCATGACAAGCTGACGGCGGCGGTTGTCGGGCAGAATGGCTTTCACGTCAAAGGTCACGCCGTCCAGTACTAGGCGCTTGTCCTGGCTGATTTCTATGTCGGTGCGGTAGCGCGTGATGATGCGCCAGGTGGTTTCGGCCTGCTCGGCGGCAGCTGCCAGGAACTCGCGGCCCTGGATGCCCTCGACCTTGGCCCACATGTGGCCGATCTCCACCCACTCGTAGATCACTTCGCCGGTCACCGGGTCTTGGCTGACGTACCGATGCTCTTGGATCGACAGCCGGTGCCTCATTTCACCGCTACGCATACTTCCTCCATCGAATAGGTGCCGGTCGCGGCGCGCGTCTGCGTCCCACCGGCTGACGGGGTTTTCAAGGAGGCGCGGCACTCGCCGTCTAATCCGCGTCCGGTCTTCCTGCTTGCGCAGCCCTCACCGGCGAAGGGTTTAAATGAAGAAGATTTCATCCGGGACCCCTTGGGTTTGCTCGGTTCTGGTCGCCACGCCAAAGGCCATCGCCAGTGCTTGGATGCCATCGATGCGGCCGGTCTGGCGGCTCTTGTCCAGCTTGCGGTTGCCGGCCGGGTCTTTCGTGGTCGTCGCATTGGCCGCGCACCAGGTCAGCACCGGGTGATTGCCGTGGGCCACTTCCTCGTTCAGCAGCGCTGCTTCCAGTGCATCGAGCGCGGGGGACATGTCCTTGAAGCCTTGGCCCCATTCGACTAGGGGGAAGTCCAGGCCCAGACGGTCCAGTTCACGCTTGAGCACGTCCATGCGCCAGCGATCGAAAGCAACGGCCTGTATATCCACGTCGGACAGGATCGAGGCCATATCGCTGGCTACCTGTTCGTAGTCGATAGCAGCGCTATCACAGACGCGCAGGAAGCCTTGCTGCGCCCAGGTAAGGTACGGAGCGCGGTCGCGGCGTTCGCGGTCCTGTAGGCCCTGCTTGGGCGTCCAGAAGTGCGGCTGGACGCACCACACGCCATCAACCTGGCCGATCAGCACCAGGGCCGTCAGGTCAGTGCGTGCCGACAAATCCAAGCCGGCGAATACCGGACCATCGAAAGCCACAGGATCGGCGCTGTTGGCCTTCCATACGTCCGGGCTGATAAAGGGGCTGTTCAGGCTCACGCGCTGGTTCAGCAGCAGGTTGCGGGCCGTGTTCGCCATGCTGGGCATGCGGGCGGCCTGTTGCATCTGTTCGCGCAGGTCGGCCAGACTGCGGAACGTGCCCAGGGCCGGGTTGGCAGCCCTCCAGGCGGCCTCGTCCAACAGTTCGCAATCTTTCGGCGCTTCGTACACTCGGCACACTGTGCGCGGGTCGTTGCTGGTCTTGGCATCGTCAATCCAGGTGCTCAGCAGATCTGCATCGCTCGCCGCTTGCGTGCTGATGGCAATCAGCAGCGGCGCTTCGTGTGCCCCCTGGCTGGTGGTGATGGCGTCCACGAAGTCGGACTGCGGGCCGCGAACTTGGCCGATCTCGTCCAGGATTGCCAGCACCGGTGACAGGCCGTGCGCCGTTCTGCCGTCAGCGGCCAGGGCGCGGTATTCCACGTTCAGCGGCAAGCCAATCAGACGTTTGCCGCTGGGGATGATCCGCACCAAGTCAACCAGGCGCGGGGACTGCTGGACCATCTTGGCCGCCAGGTTGAATACTAGGCTGGCTTGATCTCGTGACATGGCGCCGCTGACGATCTGGCTGTTCTGGCGGGCTTCCGGGCCTACCAGGTGCGCCAGCAATAGGCCGGCAATCAATCCGGTCTTACCGTTCTTGCGGGCAATCGACAGGATGGCACGGCGCGTACCGGCCGGGTTGTCGTAGGTGTCGCGGATGAAGTCCTTCTGAAAATTAGCCAAGCGCAGAGGCTGGCCCACCAGCGCACCTTCAGGCACGCGGCAGTAGCTCTCCACGAAGCGGATGATCTTCTCGGCGCGGGTCATTGCAAGGTCGCCATCGTCGGAATCAGGTCATCATCGGGGCGCTGGCGGGCCTGCCGTTCAAGCTCCAGCGCCTTGCCCTGATTCTGACTGCGGCCGGTCGTGGCTTCAGCGTGAACATGCAAGGCGCGGGCCATCGACACCACGCGGCGCGCCAGCGTCTCGGCCAGTTTGTGCTTGGGGTTCAGCCTGCCTTCGATCACGTCGCCCTCGATGTCCAACTCGCCTTGCAGGCGCTCCAGCGTGGCTTGGTCGCGGGCCATGACGGCAGCCAGCGCCAGGTCGGCATCGTTCCACCGATCACGCGGACGGTTCAACACGATGGCATTCCAGAACGGCTTGGCGGCATCGGGAAGCGCGACATGCGCAGGAGGCAGCAGCGGACCAAGCGCAGCATTCTGCGTAGCCTGTACAGCAGCCTTGGCGCTATCAGAGCGGGTGTGTCTGTCGGTTTTCATGATGTGAAATATCTGCCCTTAGCGATAAAGGAAAGCTGGGGGCGCGGTCTTTAGCCATCAGCTTCCAGTGAGTTCCGTTGGCGTCCTTCAACGTTCCAGGGATGGTCAGGGTCAAGCGGCATGCCGTTCACGTCGCAGCCCATGTACACGCTCTTGCCGTGGTCGCGTGCGGTCTTGATCGAATGGCACGAATGACACAGGCTGGCCAGGTTCGCCATGCTGTTGTCGCTGGGGTCACCGTTCACATGGTCAACATCGGTGGCCTGGACGACCAAGCCGCGCTCTGCGCAGTGCTCACACAAGGGGGACTCCGCCAGGATGTAGGCTCGCAGCTTGCGCCAAGCGCTGCTGTTCAGCGGTATGGCGCGGCGTGGGTCGGCGTTGCGTCCGCTCGGTCGGGCCTTCTTGCTGCCCAAGGTCCGGATGCCTTTTTCTTCCAGGATGGTGCTCATGGTGCGGATGCGCGGTTCAAGGCGACGTAGCTTCATTCTCCGCGCTCCTTGCTCGGATAGGGTTGTGTGGGTGTGATCGGGGCCTGGCCTTGCGTCGGGGTATCGTCCAGGCCCTCGATGGGCGGCAGGTTTTCCAGTTCGCGGGCCTCGCTCTTGCGCATCCATCCGGCCTGTATGCCGCTGGCGTAGAAGGCGGCGCGGGTAGTGCTGTCGCCACGCAGCAGACCTTCTACCGAATGTTCAGCAAAGTAGGTCCGGCGTCCGGCTTCGGTCAGGCACTTGGTGCTGATGGCCTGTTCCCACATGGTCAGCCAGCGGCGCAAGGTCAGCGTCACGAACTGCCGGTTCAGTTCCACGCTGTTGGAGTAGTTCGCGGCCTCCATCGCACCGATGATGGTGGGAGGCACGCGGAAAAGGCGGGCCACCTCGGCCACGTTGAACTTGCGCGCCTCGATCCACTCGGCGTCTTCCAGACTCATGCTGATGGGCTTGTAGGTCAGGCCAGCTTCCAGCACGGGCGTCTTGCCACTGTTGCCAGCGCCGCCGTACTGATTCGCCCAGGACTGCTTCAGCGCCTCACGTTGTTCAGGCTTGAGCACCGCCGCTGTCTCCAGCACGCCGGCCAGCTTGGCACCATGGCGGAAGGTAGCCGTGCCGTGCTCCTGCTCGGATTGGGCAAGCTCGATCACGCCCCGCGCCACGGCAATGGGCGACAAGCCCAGCACGCCGTCAGGGCCGATACGATGGCGCAGGTGTAGGCATTCGTCGGCCAGCAGGCGGATGACCGCGCCATGCCGGTCGGTGTACTCGTAAGCCAGCTTGCCGTTGGCAAGGCGCAGCACCTGGACATTCGACAATGGCCACAGTTCGCGCACCTGGCCATCGCTGCCGCGCACGATGCGGGCAAAGGCGTTGCCGGTCAGCAGCACCGATGCCGTCATCATCTCGCGGAACTCCATCGCGGTCTGCTCGGGGTTCGGCTGGTCTTGCAGCACCTTGTACAGCGGGTGATTGCGGGCCTTCTCGCGGCTTGCGCCGGTGTCGCGGTACAGGTGCAGCGGCAAGGTGCTGACGGTCTCTGCAATGGCCGACACACACGCGAAAACGGCGCTTACGCCTTGCGCCGTCTGTGCGTTCACCGGGCCGGTGCGCAGGGCCGCGAAGTCCTGCCAATAGCTGTCACCGCCTGGCGCTTGATTCGTGCTGCGGCGCTCGTAGCCCAGGCGGTTCATGATTCGGCTCAGCATCGCACAGTCTCCAGCCAGCGGCGGGCATTCAGGAAGAACATCTGCGGCTCACGCGGGCGGCTGCGCAGGGCCACGCTTGTATCCTGATAGGCAGGGTCATGGGTCAGCGTGATCTCGGCCAGGTCCACATCCAGCAGTTCGCGCACGAAGGTGCCATCGCCTCGATCTTCCCAGCGGTCGCCACCAGCGTTCACGCGAAAGCCGAAAGAACAGCCGGACACGTCGCCACGGTCAACCAGTACGGCCAGGTCGCGGCCATGCGTGGTATCAGGCAGGGCAAGATCAAAAGCCAGGCCATGGTCATCCTCACGAAGTTGAAGCGTGCCGCCTCGGGTCGTACCCAGCAGCGCATCGCCTTGATGGTGGTACAAGGCGCGGATGTTGGTGCCAGCCGCGAGCGCCTTTTGGAATGCGCCGGGCCGGATGATCTCGATAAAGCCGCCCAGGTTCGCTTCGCTGTTGAAGCGGGCGGCGTATCCGGTCAGGCGGCCAGGCGAAGCGGCACGCAAGGTGCCGGATGCGCGAATCTCCAGTGCCATGCGTGCCGCTCCCGATCAGGCCGTCAGGTCGTTGGCGATCACGAAGGCTTGTTCATGGCGGCAAGCCGTGCCCACCGTCGCCATCGCTCGCACCTGGACACCGCCGCGGCTGTATGCCGGTTCGGCATAGGGATTGACCAGGATGTCCAACTCGGACCAGACGCCCAGCAGGATTTGCGAGAAGTCGCCCAGGATGACAGGCTCGCCGTTACTGTCGCCTTCCAGGCTGCGGGTGACGTACAGGGGGCGATCCGCCATCGCGCCGCCTTCCAGCAGGTAGCCAGGCAGGCCCGCTTCCTTCAGCGTCGATGCCAGGATCGTCTTGCCGGTGCCGGTAGTCAGCCACGCACCGCCGAAGATTTCTTCGTCTTCCAGCTTCTGCGCGAAGGCCAGGACGTTGGCCCAGGTCAGGCTCGACAGGCTTCCAGTCTGCGCGCCAGCGAAGTTCAGCACGCCCAGCGGTTCATTGTTGGTGCCGGTGCCGGCGATGATGGCGCGGTCGATCTGCTTGGCGATCAGGAAAGCCAAGTCATCGCGTACAAGCTGCTCGATTTCGGGGCTGGACTGCTGGATCAGTTGGCGGGACATTTCGGTCTTTCCGCCCACATGCTTGGGCTCCAGGCCCACCGAGTCGAAGGCCATTTCCCCTTCAGGCACCGCGCCCCCTTCAGCCACCCAGCCGGTTTCCAGGCCGCTGCCGTACTTCGGGATGGACAGATTGCCGCGCAGTCCAGTCAGCACACGCACGCCCAGGCGGCGGGCGATTAGGGCCTCACGCAGCGGGCCGATGTACAGATCGGCGCGGTGAACGGTCGGCACGATCTCCGATGCGCTGGTCGTGGTGTTGGCACGGGTTTCCAGCAGCGAAAGGGGAACGAAAGCGCCTTGCGCCTTGCGTCCGGTGCGACGTTCGGCTTCCTGGCTGTACTCGGCGGCGGCGCCGCTCAGGGTACGGCCCTCCATCTGGCTGCGCAGCACGTCCAGCAGGGACACGCGCTTTTCCAGGTCGGCCAGGCCGTCGCCGCCGTTGACAGGCTCGCCGGCGGCGCGGCGCTCCATGTCGTCGATGAATTGCTGGCGGTGTTCGGCGGCTTCCAGGTCGGTGATCTCGGCCTTCAGCTTGTCGAAGGCAGTTTGCTTCTCGGCGGTCATGTCGCCGGCTAGCAGGGCGCGGGCTTCGGCCACCTTGGCGGCGCGGGCCTCGCGGATTTCGTGAAGTTTCATGGTGGGTTCCTATAGGAAGAAGTGCTGTATTTCCATACAGGAAATAGCATTCCTACAGGGACCGTGCAATATGCCTAATTGAATGAAAACGGCAGTGGATTTTGGTGGACGATGAATATTTTCTAGCGTTGGATTTCGGCGACGAACAGAAGACTGTTTGTCGATGGCCGCCAGTCGCCGAAGGTGCTCAAACTTTCCCGAAGGTGCTCAGTTATTTTGTTGAGCACCTTCGGCGTTTTTTGAGCACCTTCGGGAGAATCAGGGCAAGCGCCATATCCAGCGCTGCTTGCTGCCGCTGCCCGGCTGGCCTTCCTTGATCGCTTGCGCGTTGATTTCTTTCTGGGCGCGCCGGATGGTCGCCCACGAGTATCCGGCGTCCGTTGCGTCGGCTCGGATTGCCTTGACCGGCACAGGGCCATCGGACAGCAGATCACGCAGAAACTGCACAGCATCGGCCAGATCGGATGCGCCGCCTTCGGGTTGGTGCTCTACCGTGCCCAAGATTTCACGGGCGCTGCCCTCGATCCTTCCGCCCCACAAGACGCGGGTAGTTTCGATGCCACTATCGAGAATGTACGACTCGACGGTGTAGGACACGCCCCCATCGTCCAGTGCCAGATTGTTCTTGGCACGCGCCAGGACTCTGATGTTTTCTTCCTCCTTCTTGGCTGCCATCAGAACTGTGCGCGCCAAGGCACCGAATGCTTGGGAACCTATGACGCGATCCTGGGGCTTTGTCCCGTCCGACCCCTTGCGAAGATGGCTGATTCCGATGACTGCACAACCCTGTGCTTCGGCAAGATCGACCAAGGGCTGAAGTGCCCGGCGCACATCGTTGCTGCGGTGCATGTCGCCTGCCACGGCGGATACGATAGGGTCCACGATCAGCAAGGACGCGCCCCCGATCTGCGCCACAGCGTCAATCAACCCTGGCGTATCCGTCGCGGGATCAAAGGGCTGCGTCTTCCCTTGTGTGTCGATCAGCCCATCAATAAAGAAAACGCGCGAACATTCTGCCCCGCAAGCTGCAAGGCGCGGCTTGAGCGTATCAGCCGCATCGTCTTCGCCGGACCAGATCAAGACGTTGCCTACGTCCCGGTGCGGCGCGCCATCCGGCCAATAACCGCCGGCAGTTACTGTGGCGGCCAGGCCCAAGGCGAGGGTGGTTTTGCCGCAGCCTGCGTCGCCGGCCAAGATGGTCAGCTTGCCGCGTGCAAGCCAGCCAGGCCAAAGCCACTCAACCGATTTCTCGATCACGTCGGTGGCCTGGGTCAGCTTTACATTGGATCGTTTCCCTTCGCCATGCGGTATCTGGAAATACGCATCAATCGGCGGCAATGGTTCCTGGGGCGGCAGGGTGGCGTCAATTCTGGCTTGTGCCTGCTCCAGCAGGGTCATGCTATCGGACATGGCACACCTCCAGCGCGTGATTGATGCGGCCCGCTGCCACCATCAGGCGGGATCGGTCGCTGTCGGTAAGGACCACACCTTGGGCCAGATTGCCGGCAGCAACCGCCGCCAGCGTAGCCTCGAAGCCAATGCAGCGCAGCGCATCGGCGTAACTGAAGGGCATGCGTTCACGCCGGGTCTTATCTATCGGCGCAGGCTTCTCCGGATACAGGTCTCGGCTACCCAGGCCGATGGCACCCAGCACTTCGCCAATGCCGCATCCGGCAAAGCAGTGCATCAGCACCGTGCCATCCTCTTTTTCTCGGACGGCAAGGGACGGATGTTTGTCGCCGTGGGCCGGGCAACGGGCCACCCATCGGTCAGTGCCCGTTCGGCGCACGCCTTCCAGGCGATTCAGGATGGTATCTATGCTCAATTGCCGTCCCCTGTTACGCGGTGACGGCGCGGGCAGCCTGGACACGCTCGGCGATCCAGTTATCAATGTCTCGTTCCAGCCAGCCGACAGCACGCATGCCCATCGGCAGGCTTTGGGGGAAATTGCCCAAGGCCATGTGCTTGTAGATTGAGCTGCGGCCCAAGCCGGTTTTGCGCTGGACTTCGGGCAGGCGGATGATGCGGGAATTCGTAGCGTCCATGTGAACCTCCGTGGTAGATGGCGGACGGTTCACATGTTGAATAACCGAGGTACAGCGGTGTCCGAATTCGGTTAAGCCATATCCGAATTCGGGTTAGGTAGGCGCTCTACGCCGATTTGCTGTCCAGCAAGGCGGCAGCTTCCTTCATGTATTTGCGGATAGTGTCATCGGAGACGGGCAGCCCAACTTCTTCCAGATCTCGGGCAATATCGGCAATCGCGCTACTTCGCTGTGCCGAGGCGTCATGTCCATACCCCCGAATTGCCATGCCGATGATGATCTTATACAGCGTGTCGCGCTCGCGGGTACCAATTTCCTTAGTCTCAGGTTCGACCAATGTCTGCTTGAACTCGTCCAACACCTGCGTGCGCACGACTAGCACCGAGTCGTCAGGCAAGCCACCCGAAGGATAGAAATTTTCGTGGTATTTTTTTATGCGCCTCGCTTCTTTGTATTTTTCCCGCTTGGCGTTAAAAGTTTCACGTAACCTCTCGGCCTCTGCCGATTCGATATTGCGTTCTGTAATGTACCTCTCTAACTCCAATCCTTGCGCTTTAGAACCTTGCTGATATTCGTTGTCGTCGAAATCCGCTTGCACTTGACATATATCGTCAGGTCCGCGCACAAGAAACGCACCGTCTAACGTTTCAGCAGTTATCGATGGTCCGCCGGTTAGGGCTAGGTACTGGTGCTCAATATCCAGGCGCTCGCCTCCAATCATGGGTAAATCCCACAGCCCCCACACAGAAGTCACTTCCTCATGGTTCAAGGTTGCCCATTGTGTGTCACTCAGACGTAGAGAGGTGATAAACGGAACACTACCTTCCGATTTATCGTGAATGGCAGCCAGGCCCTTCTGAGCGAATGAGCGCGGGACCGGAATCGAAGTTAAATTATCAGGAACTTCGTCACGGGCGATCGCGGCCACCAGCTCGTCGATGCTGTGAGTGACGATCTTGCCGCGCTTCACCTGTGCTCCATTAGGTAGGTAGACAGACAGTTTTATATGCCCATCTAGTCCCAGCCTCAGAATATCCGCTTCCGTCACATCTTCTTCAAGCGAATGGCTCAGGTACTTCGCTGCATCGGAAACTGTTAACCATTCTTTCAGCTTATAGAGCTTACTCATCGTGCTGTCCTCGCACTGCCCAAAAAGTGTAGTGGCCAGCACCAGACCGCTGGGCTTGCGGCTTTTCCCGCCGTCGCGGTAGGTGCTGGCGTAAGAGTTAGCTGTTAAGCAGTACGGCCTTAGCCGCCTCTATTGCTTCCACGCCGCGCACACGGTCGCGCACCCATGTTTCAAAGATCGGTCGTTCATCGCCGGTCATTGTGTACTCGTACCGATAAGCGATAAACAGACATTCGATGATGCGTTTTTTGACGGTTTGCTGATGGCCGCGTTCATTTGTGAAGTCATCCAGGCGCTGAAGTATGTCAGCGAGCCCCAGCGCAATCAGTTCACCACGTTCATTCACCGCATCAATTTGAATTGGCGTACTGAAGCCAATAGTCGTTCCCAGCATCCGCAGCTTTCCTTGCGGCGCTGGTGGGTCTATAGGCTCGGGAATCGCCAGCGCAGGGGTTATATTGTGGTTAGCCATCGTTTTACTCCTAGATAGTGAATGATGGTCAGGGGTCGGAAGGCACTGTAACTGCCCACCGGCCCCGCTTGCCTGAATCCGTCAGGCGGCGGTCTTGCTAATCGAACTGATGGATGCGCCGGCCTTCAGTTTGTCTAGGTGGTCGGCCCAGGCTTGCATCATTTCCCGGCGCTCCTTGATGAACTTCGTCCGGTTGTAGGACGTGCCCAGGGCATCAGGAACCGCGTGCGCAAGCTGGTGCTCGATGACTTCGGCGGGGTAGTGCAACTGCTCGGCCAGCAGCGTGCGCGCTGTTGCGCGAAAGCCGTGAATGGTCATAGTTTCCTTGTCGTAGCCCATCCGGCGCAGTGCGGCCAGAAGCCCCTCTTTGGTCATCGGCCGCTTGGGACTGCGTTGGCCAGGAAAGACGTGCTCCATGCCGCCGGTGTACTGCCGTAAGTCGGTCAAGATGCTGACGGCCTGGCGCGCCAGCGGGACCAGGTGCTCGGTGCCCGTTTTGCTGGTGGTGTACCGCCATTCGGCCTTGTCCAGATCAATGTCAACCCACCGCGCGCCGCATAGCTCGCCGGGGCGGACAAAGACCAGGGGTGCCAGTTGCAGGGCAGCGCGGGTGCCGATACCGCCCTTGTAGGCGTCGATGGCGCGCAGCAGTTCGCCCAGCTCGGCAGGGTCGATGATCGCGGCGAAGTTGGTCCCCCGGTAGATTTTCAGTGCCCCCCGCAGGTCCGGGCAGGGGTCGCGCTCGGCCCGGCCGGTGGCGATGGCGTAGCGCATGACTTGGGAAATGTTGGTCTTCGCCCGGTGCGCCGTCTCGATGACGCCGCGCTTCTCGATGCGGCGCAGAACTTCCAGCACCATGGGCGCGGTAATCTCGGCCACAGACGTGCCGCCAATCCAGGGAAAGATGTCCTTCTCCAGCCGGGCGATGATCTTGTCGGCGTGGCCATCGGCCTTGTCAGCCTTCCAGACCTCGAACCATTCCCTCGCCACCGTCTCGAAGCTGTTCGATGCCCGGCCGGCGCGGGCGGCCTTATGCGCCTTGCGGGCCGCGCTCGGGTCGATCCCATTCGCCACCATTCGGCGCGCTTCGTCGCGGCGCTGGCGGGCTTCTTTCAGGCTGACGGTGGGGTAGACCCCCAGGCTGATGAGCTTTTCCTTCCCGTCGAAGCGGTAGCGGAATCGCCATCCCCGGCTGCCCGTGGGGGTGATCTCCAGGTACAGGCCATCGGAGTCGGGCAGCTTCTGGAGCTTATCGCCAGGCTTGGCGGATCGGATCGCGGCGTCAGTGAGCAT